ACCTCCCGCACTCCTTGCCATTAGGAAGCGTTATAGCCTTGCGTCCACAAACCTGACACTTTCCTTGTTTAGATGGCATAAACTCTGTCTCCATTATCTCGACTGGCTTCTGGCCAAGCCCAGGGCACCCCTGGCAGGCAAATATCTGGTAATGACCAGTGCGCTTGCGGTTCGTCTCACAGGTCGCCGGGCTGATCCGCGCCTGCAACCGCTCACACTCAAACAACTCCATCAAAACAGCCGCCAAAACCAGCGCTCAGCCAGACGGCCAATCAGCTCAACCGGCACCTGCATCGCCTCGCCAGTGCGAAGATCGCGCACCCAGCGCTTTCCATCCACAACACCATCAGATATTTCGATTGAGCCAAACACCATAGCCTTATCCTCTAAAAAGCCCCGGCAGGGGTAGGAGGGGCCCCCCACCGGGTAAATAGTCACGCCAGTCGCAAGCGAGCCCTACAAATTGGGCAGGTAACCGCCCGTTTATGGGTAGTAGAATGGTCTGGCTTAGACGATGTATTCACGCCGCAAACAGACAGCACGGCGCCCTTGCCCGCAGATTTAGCCTTAAAATGAACCATGCTCACGGCCTCACCCCCTCAATCCCTCGCCAGTATTCTGGCTGATACTCGCTGCAGCCAACGCTGTAGCCATTGACCCAGGCCAGCAGGCTATTGCGGTTGTGCAGGTTGTAGTCTCGGCAGCGTCCGCGCAGCGTGCAGCCGGTACACAGACAGGCAGGTCCAAACAGGTCAGGCACCTGCGCTCTGCTGGTGTCACTGCGCTGGGCCGCCATCTCACTGGCCCCGGTACTCTTTAGCCATCAGCCGGTCCAGATACTGCTCATAGCGGGCATGCTCTTCCACGTTCCGCGCCACCGCCTCAACAATCCGCTGCCGCTCCGCCAGCGCGGCCTGGGCCTTCGCCTCTTCAATCTCTTCGTGGCGGACGATGCCGTGCACCAAAGCCAAACCCACCGCGCCGATCAGGATGATCATCATCAGCAGCGCCCACGGATTCCACTCCCGGCCATCCAGATCCAGATCATCCAGTCGGCTGTCACGGTGGTGCGGCAAATACCCCTTGTAATCATGCATGGCGTGCCCTCCTTTCGGATTGTGCCTTCACATACTGTTGCAGCGCCTTAACCCCACCAGAGGCCAGCACCGCAGCCTCACCCGCATCAACCATCGTGCTGCCCGGTGATAAGATCGCCAGCAGGTGGTCCAGCTTCCGTTCTATACTGTCCAGCCGTTGTTGTTCGGAGGTGGTCAGCATGGCGCTAGTTTCCACCCACTACCAACAGTCGCTGCATCGGTAGCTGTGCGGCATAATGCTCAACCCGCTGGCGGGCGAGTGCGTATATCTCCTTGTAATGGAGGGCTGATGCCATGCCATCATCAAGGGCTTGCTGGATCAGGTATTCAGCGGTGGTAAGGAAAGAAAGCTGCATGCTGTCGAGCATGTCTCGGAATGGCTTTGGGCTGGCCTGCTTAACCAGAAACAACGCCTGGTGCGTCATCTTGGTGATCTGCATGTAATACATCTTGGACTGTCTGCTGCCTTGTGCGGTTGCGTAATCAACAAACGCTGCAATGGTATTGGTTTCGATCCTGCGGGCCGACTTACCATCAAGCCGTTGCTGCTGCCAGGATAGGTTCTGACGGTTAAGCAAGGCCTGCTTCATGCGGTAGAACTCTTTGACCAGATTGATCTTAAATCGGCGCACTACATCATTGTTGCGCATATAACTCAAAATCAGAGTTGCCTGCTGCTCGTTGAGAGTTGCATACTCGCACGGCGTACCACCACCCTGCTTGCGGTTCACCACATGGATTTCAAATCCAAGTGGGCCGAACTCTTTAAGATCCTCAGAGTATTTTCTGACCAGCTTGATAACAGCCTCATGTTTTGACTTTGTTCCAGCCGCAAGACACAGTGAAGTCGTGCGGGGCTCACCTTTAACGCATGTAACTGTTTGCATTTCAGCTTTCATGGCTTTCCTCCACCAATGATTTATAAAAATCTCGTTCATTAGCGGCATCCAGATAAACCTTTTGCGCCCACTTAACTGCGCCATTAAGCACTGACCGGTAGTAGAGTGCTGTAACAACAACTCCCAATACCAACCCTATAAGCCCAGCCAGCGAGCAATTTACCAGTTCACTTTTCATTTGGGCCGGCCCCCAATTCTAACACGCTGTTAATAGCCATCTTCAAAAAAAAAGCCGACCTCTACACCAAGAGCAGCTGCCAAAAGACCCAGGTTAGATGCATCTGGTGTACTCTTGCCTCGCTCCCAGTTGTTTATCGCCATAGGTGTACAGGCGCTATTCATAAGGGCCGCAACCTGCTTCAGCGACAACCGCTGTTGCCATCTGAGTTGATGTATTTTCTCTCCGTTAAATCGCATGGTGGCTACTTATTAACACGGTGTTTTTGTGTAGTCAATAAATATTTAACAGTGTAAAATTAAAATTACATGAACGTTATAGACTTCATAAGAAATAAGGTTTCCGAGTGCGGATCACAGTCTGCTGTGGCCCGCAAGTGCGGAATAAGCCAGGCACTGGTCAACAAGATGATGCATGATCATTATGATGTTCAGATCAACACCATCATGAAGATCGCCAGCGCCTACGGCATCGCCTTCGCATCGTTCTTCAAAGATGGCCCGCCAGAATATGTGGGGCAGACTGTCATCCATGAAGCCCAAACCGATCGGCGCTTTCCGTTGGTATCAAACGTCAACGGCGCGAACTTGAACAAAAACGTCAACGCCTTGTAACCGCCATTGGCGATGGGGTGATTGAATTTACTGATGCCAAGCAACAAATGATAACGCTTAAAGCCGAAATTGAAGAGGTAGGAGTTAAGCTACAAATGGTATCAGAGGCCCCAGGCACCCCCGATTGGGATTCAATAACCATAACCCTCGATGAATGGTCCAGCCTGGACATGGACAGCCAGCGCGCCATCATTACGGCGGCTGTAGACCGTATTGACCTGCAACACTCTTATGCCATCATTTCCTACAAATTCCCTGTCAGCACCTCAGGCCGTCGAACCAGCCAGATACACCTTCCACCGCCAATCAAATAAAAACCCCGTAACCATGAAAGGTTACGGGGTGATGTTCTGCTGTATCATTTGCTCTACCGACTGAGCTACTGGGGAACATCAAAATTCTTGCGAATCCAGTTTTTATGCTGGTTAAGCGGTTGTTAGTCGCTAAAGGCCTTCGCCGTCGCAAGCGTGGGGGTATATAGCATGCACCCCGATGCCTGTCAATAATTTTTACCCGTAGAGCGGCCCGAAACCACCACCCTCTACAGCCCCAGCTTCGCTTTCTCTCCACGCCCCCAGGCCCGGCACTCTTCGACGTAGGCGTTGTACGCAGTTGTTTCGTCGCTGGGGGCGATGCGCAGCATTTTGATTTCGTCGTCTACGCTGTAGCGCTGGCGGATCATGTCCACCACCCGCTGGTTGATCAGCCATACATGCGGGCTGGCAACTTTAATGCTCTCCCGCAGGGCGTCGGTCAGCGTTGCCGGTTGAACCGCTATCTCTGGCGGCTGCGGTGGCAGTGTGGATGTATCGGGCAGAAACACGTAGGTTGTGCCGCTTACAGTGGCAAGCTCGGTGCCTACCTGGTTTAGGTTTGTGTCACGCGGCAGCACTATTTCAACAGTGCGAATATCGTCGATATGCTTTTGGTAGCCGTAAATCATTGCATCGCTCCTTTATGGTGTTGATGATATGCCGCAGGCTGTGAGTGTGTCTGGCGTGGCCAAGCACCGACATAAGATTGTGTGGTTTGCCTCTTTTGATTAGGCGGGTGACCACAAACAGGCTGTGTTTGCGGATGAATCTTTTTCCTGCCCAGGTGCGGTATCCAACGAAATTGATGCCGCGACTGACAGTTGCCAGGGTGTATCTGGATAGTTCAAGCCCAAGCCCCTCCAGATATTCAATAACCCTACCCAAAAGCTCTCTGGCGTGGCTGGCTGATACCCCAAAAATCACAAAATCGTCCACGTACCGGCAATACATACGGGCCTTAAGGCTGCGCTTGATAAAGTGGTCCAGTTTGTCGAGGTAGATAAGCGCGTACAGCTGCGACAGCAGGTTGCCAATGGGGATGCCCACCGGCTCGCCGTGATCGGCAAACAGCATCATCACATCGACAAACCTCCGATCTTTTATTTTTCTCTCAATCATCAACCGTAATATTGCTCGATCGATACGATAGAAAAACTTGCGAATATCCATTTTCAGGGCGCAGCTCGCCACTGGAGATTTTTGCAACGCCAGCTGCGCGTAGTCCGCCGCCTTGTGGGTGCCTAAGCCCTTTCTGCAGGCGAATGATTGATCAATAAAGCCCCGGTTGAATATCGGGTACACCACGCGGTAGATCGCGTGCTGCACTACCAGGTCGGAAAATGCCGGGGCAAATATCAGACGCGGTTTTGGTTCGTACACCATAAATGTGTAATACGGGCGCGGGGTATAGTGGCCCGTGTGAAGCGCGTTATACAGACAGTCCAGGTTGTGGGCCAAACGACGCGAAAACTGGAAACAGGACCGCTTGCCATGTTTATGACGACTGGCGTCAACGTATGCCTGGTATAGATTTTCCCGGCCGAATGCCGCTTCAAATAGATAGCCAAACCTTTTCATGCTTCCACCCCTTGACGTTCGAGACCGAAGCCAGCCCTACCAGAAACGAAGTGGTACACCGATTTTGCAGCACAAGGCTGCCGGAAAGCGCCTCCCTTTGTTCCACCATTCGGTTGCCCGATGCGAGGTGAACCAGAGTCGGAACGGAAACCCACATTGTTGTTGGAGTTGCCACGCACATTGTTCAGATTGAACGCCCAAACGCCCGCGTTGGAAGAGTTGTTCCAGTTGCCGCCGGAAATCGGGCACATATTAAGACGCCTCCCGCTGGCGGTCGAATACCAGCCAACCGCCAATCATTCTGCCGAGCTCATCCACTAACCGGCTTATAGCCAAAAAACGGTGATCTGCTGTTGATGGTCCGGCATCGTTTTTGCCATCCTTAAAACCAAAATATCCTAGCGCGTGGGCCAAATTAACCAGCATGCGCCACTGCTCGTGTCGTATGTCTAAATTGCTTAAGGTTGTCTTTTTGTGATAACGCTTCTGTGCCTCGATGATTAGGGCGTACACATCATACATAGCGGTGCGGATTGCCTGGCATAAGGCGTATTTTTCGTATTTTGGAAAGTGGTTGAGATATATGTTCATCAGCTTTGCCGCCTCCACAAATTTCCGGTTTAACTCCGCCTCGCTATGATGTCCCACACAACCTCCTTTCTCTCAGTCCGGTGCTATCGCACGGACTGACAAAATCACAAATACAAGGCGGAACGGAAACCCACAGCGGTGTCGGAGTCGCCACGCACAGCGTACAGA